GGGTTGCCGTACACGCTAGACAAGAAGGTTGCCAAGTTCTGCTGTGGTTGTTGCTGACCAAAGTTAAACCGAGCAATGTCGGACTGCAACTGTTGGCCTGTGTAGCCTTCACGGGCCTGACCAGCAGCCAGCAAGTTCTGGATGTCCTGATAGTCAGCCTGAGCCATTGCAGGAGCAGCCATTGTCGCGGCTTGCTGTCGGGCGCGTTCGTCAGAGTAGTTCTGATAAGCCAGTTGACCAGCAGTGTTGCTCAGTTGTTGAGCCAGTTGACCAGAAGCGCGGTCTTGCAGCGTACCCATTGCGCCAGAGCCGTATCGACCAGCCTTAGAAGCAGCAGAGCCAATGTCGCCGATTGCTGTCTGGAACTGCTGTGTGGCAGCTTGTGCGGCAGGAGCAAAAGCGCCTTGGAAGAACGGGTTTCCTGACAGGTAATCACCGCCAATCGTGCCTTGCAGTTGCCGTTGCGCTTGACCAACCAATGGGCTACCCTGCATTGCGCGATTCTCAAGCGCCTGAAGACCAGATTGAGTTGTGGCAGAAGGTGCAACGTAGGTCTGACCGGGGTAGTATTTTGGGCCACCAGCCTGATACAGACGCTGTGCCTCGCCCAATCCGTAGCTCAGAAATGGCTGGATTGTTGGATCAATTTGTGTGGAGGTGGTGACCGCCATGTTTAACTCCTAAAAGTTTTGGATTCCATGACGGGTGATCCGATGGAATCCATTATATACAGTTTAGCCAATGACAACATAGGCATATGTCTTGTTGGCCGTTGAATTTGCAAAGTGCGTGATTGTTGCTGAGCCCTTGAATTGGGCGCTGACATAGACGTTTGCGTATGCCATCGGCGCAATGTATTGCACAGATATGATTGCCGCAGGAATTGCTGGCCTTGGGATTCCAGTATCAGCAGCGTAATGCTCAAGCGTCACGCCCACATTAGACACAGAACCAGCAATTTCAACGTAGTCGTTGGCATCTAGCTCAACAAAAATGCTCATGTAGCCAATCATTGCAGCAGGGTCGCCCGTTGACTTCCTTGGCGGTATACCAAACCGAGAACCAGAACGAACGACATCAGCACCATTTACTCGATACCAAACATCAGCATATTGGTGGTCATTTGTGCTGTTTTGCAGTTGTAACGAAAAATTGACGTTGTAAGTGCCGCCGTTTCTTACGTTGATTCTTGTGCTGTTTGACAGATAAACGCCATTGGATAGCTCTGTCGTATCCCACAAAACCACTGCACTTGTTCCTATGCTTGGCGCAATCTGGTCTGTATTATTTGAAAACTGACCATAAGGAGCAGCATCTTGCTCGGCAGCATCAGAAAACGGAATCAAGATGATCTTGCTGTCAGGGCTGATGCGCTCGTCATAAAGCGTTGTGGTTGTGGCGTTTCCAGTGGCAAGCGTAATTGTCCCTGTGTTGTTGGTCTTGCCGTTCATCGCTCCATTGACAACCTCGGCAACAGCCCGAGGGTCTTGACCAAATGGCGGCAGAAGGCGAAATTGGTTCATCGTGTACCCTGACCAGACAAATCAACATCCAAGGCAACAGCCGTTGTCCAACCAACACCAGTTGGCACAACCTTAAACCGATGGTAATTGCCGTTTGAGCGCAAAGACACCCTGTTTTCGTAATCGGCAGCAACAGCAGGGCCAAATGATGGCTGCTCACTCAAAAGCGTCCTAGAAGCCACAGAAACGGTCGCAGAGCCACCATCTACCTGTGGACGAGCCAGAGTCACCACAGAGCGCCCACCAGCGTTTAAATCGCCTGTAACCAATTGCCCTGTGGCTGGCTGTCCGTTGTATGTCACGACATAAGCGCCAGAAGTGCCGCCAAGGAAATACTTGCCGCCCATGTACAAGATGGAGTCAAGGCTTACAAGCAAATCATCAATGCTAGAAGAAATGGAATCCAAGTTTTCAAGCGTTGTTGCAGATGTTGAAGCATCTGAGATGTAATCAGCGCCAGCATCGCCATATGTCCATTTCTTGGTGGTGAAGTTGTAAATGATTAGCTGGCGCTGTGAAAAGATTGTCTTGAAGTTCCAAATAATCAGTTTTCTGACAGGATCAACGGCAGCACTCATTGTGCTAAAAGCGCCCTCGTCAGCATTTAGGAAAAACCAGCGGTCAACCTTTTCTGAGCCAATTGCTTGGATCTGCTGACCATCACACATATAAAAGCCATCGTCAGACAGGAAAAACGACACGCCTTGCAATTGAGCAATAGAGCCAGCAGCAACGCAGCCCTTGCCGCGAGAGATGTTGTCAAATTGAAAAATGAATGGCGTTCCAACATAGCTCATTCGACTGATGCCTTTTTCCAAGAACACCAGACCAAACTCTCCACCACGGATGCCCACAATTTGACCGCCATCAGGAATGTCTTGGTAGTCAGCTTGAGTTACTTGGCTAGAACCCCACTCAGTCTCATCGTTGATTCCAGACCAGCGAACTCGGTATGGATAGACAGTGCTTGATTCAGTTGTAAACGCTGTAACAACAAAATCGCGCACAACTGTCAAAAACTTGCAAATTGGTGCGGTTGCAGCAAGGTCAGCAAAAGCAGTTGATGTGCCAAGCGTGTAGGCTTGCATCGGATCGCTGTTGTTTGTGCCAATGATGACATCACCAAACTGAGTGAAACGAAAGCGATCAATGTCTGCGTTTGGCGTGTAACCACCAGACTTTGAAACATCAGTCAATGCGCCAATACCAGAAACATCATAAATCTTGGTTGTGCCAGCAGCAAACAACTTGGTTGTTCCAATAGGAGTTTTCCCAGCGACAAGAGTGGTAAGGTTTTCAGCAGCAGCAACAGAAAATATTGCAGCAGTAGGCAATGGACCATAGCCAATAGCCTGAGAAACCACGTTCTTGGCATCAGTCAATGCACCAGAAATTCCCGGCTGATCTGGCATCCACTCGCCAAAATTCAATTTTGTAGTAGCCATGTGTTATTTCCGTTTGATTGCTGTGTCCATGTATTGCTTGAAATGGGTACAACAGTCCATGTGCTGTCATCCATCACAATGTTTGACCAGTTATCGCCAATTCTTACGCCATTACATGAGACAGTGCCAGAAGCAGTAACGCTTGCTGAAAAAGCAAACACAACAGAAGAATCAGCCGAGAAGTCAACAGAGCAGTCAACACTGGCAACACCATTGGCATAAAAGCCACCAAGGGCAGAAAAATCCGCAGTCACTTCAATCTGGGCTGCTGCTTCTTGGACAATTGAACCAGCACAAGAAACAGAGACAGAACAAGTAACGCTTGCATCCCCGTATTCAACTTGTATTGCAGAAGCAGATACAGATACGCTTGCTGTTACAGATGCAGCGGCAGATTGAACTCTGCTGGCTGATGCCAAAACAGATGCACTTGCTGATACGTTAGCAGCCGCATCCCACAGCGTGACCGATGTTATGTAGAGTTCGCTGTCCAGCGTGAGCGTCAGATCGTCAAGACTAGCCTTTAGCTGGTCAAGACTATCTATCGTCCAAGGTGGAAGCAAGTCAGCCATTATGCAAACGTCACGCTAAGTGAGCCGATAGCAACACGGAAAACGTCACCAGTTGCAATTGTTTTAGATGCGTCCAGTGCAGTGTGATACAGCAAATTACCAGAGGTAGATGCGTCACGGATGCCGACATAAGAAACAGTGCCCCAAGAGCCAGTGGCTTGAGGGAACTCAATCGCAGCAGTGTTTGTTGACACGCCATTGGAAGGCGCACCAAAAGTAATTGCCTGACGGGCGTATGCGTTACCAGTCACCTCAGTGCCAGTGTCTGCATCAGTAGGATCATCAGTGTAAAGACCCAAATACACAGTGGTTGGGCTTGTGTAACCAGTGTTGCGGAGAGTCGCGTTGATAAGCGCATTCTCCAAGTAGTTCGACATTTCAGCCATGATTTACCTCACAGAGTTGTGGTGATTACAAGGGGTACGCCTGAATACTGACCTTGTTCATCAGAGCGTGTGATTGATGCCATAGCGCGATCAAACATAGTTCCCCATGTGTTGATTCGTGCGTCATCCATTAGGTACGGTGCAGCTTCAAGCAATGAGCCATACAGCAAGGCATCAGGCGTATTAGCCAAGAAAGCATTGCTGCTGTTGCTGTCACTCAGGAATACTGGTGCGGCAAAGTAAAACATTTTCAATGTATACACCGAATCTGGAATGGGAGCCAACTGAAAGTCGTTAGCCAACACCGTGTAATCCAGCGGCTTACCAATCTCCCATGTGCGGGTGTTTCGGTTAAACGCCGATGGGCTGTAGTAGTTTAATGGGCGAACAGGATTGCCCACCACCACAAAGTCACGCACCTCAAGAAAGTCGCTTGGCAACTCAACTGTCTCATCATTGGCAACAGTAGAAGTTGTGACGGACTTCAGCATCTGACGAATACGCAGATCACGGCGCAAGCGCAACTCAGCCAAACGAATGAAGTCTGGAATCTGTGTGGTTAGGTCTGTACGGGCCAGATAACCAGCGATGGTTGTCTGCAACTCAGAGTAACTTGTGAAGCTCATTTAAATTACTCCCGGACGAGTGCGCCATGCTCGGTTGTCTGGGTTGTTTAACCACATTGCAAACCGAGCGTTGTCGATAACGTGAAACCCACGCATGATGCCTTGATTGTTTAGGTCATCAATTGCAGTCAATGGAATGGATGCCACCTTGTTGCCATAAACCTCATCAGACCACTTGGCCCGTTCGTCATAGCTGTTGAACTCTTGCTTGTTACGCTCAACAATGGCAGATACATCTTGAGCAGTTTGAATGACCAAACCGCCTTCACCATCAGCATGAGCAACAGATTTGCGAAATGTAGGGTTTTCCATAGTCATATTTTACGATAGTTATCAAGGAAATGGAACATGAGACCATGTTCTGCCAATTCTTACGCCTCTTACACAACCAGCCGAAACACCAAGTTGCCTTGCAATTACAGTGTGCGGCAAATCACTTTGACGTATCAACCTGACTTTTTCTTCATCCAGCAATGACTTCCCATTACCAAGGCCAACAGGAGCAACCGTCCTTTTCCGACCTTTTGCAATCATATCTTGCGTGTTTTCCTTGGGCGTTCCAAGAATCAGATGCTCAGGATTGGTACATTCTGGATTGTCACACTTGTGCATGACAAACATTCCTTCAGGGATTTCTTGCTTGTTATGCAATTCCCACGAAAACCTGTGAGCAAGAAACATCCCATCAGATTTTGCGCCAACAGAAAACCGACCGTATCCACTTGCTTTGCTTCCATTCCACTTCCAACAACCGTCAGATTTTTCAACAAAACGCCAGAATCTTTCTTCTGGTGGCGCTTGATTTTTAGACCCTGCAAGTGGGTTTCCATGCTTTCTATTTCTCTGATAGTGCATATGGCAAAAGCCATGCGCGTAAATTGTCTTTTCGCAGTTTTCAACAGTACACATAAAAATGCCCCCACAAGTTAATGTGAGGGCATTATATCAGGTCTAAGCCTGTCCCGTGTTACGAGAGATCGGCAATTATGCCATGCGCGGCTTGGTTCTTGACTTCCAGAGTCAATTCAGCCAACAGTTGGGTCTTCTCGCTGTCGCCAGTCTTAGCCAATTCAATGGTTTCGAAAGGACGCAGATAAGCCACAGC